GTAAAATCTGCACTCAAACAGATTGATGAGAACATTGCGCCTGATTGTTTTGTCCTCCAACTCCGCATCGAAGAGTTGCGAACTCCGTTCCACAACGGTTGCCCTTACGCCGAACTGTGCTGCCACACGCTGCACAGCAGGAAGCATATCCTGACGAATAAGCTCGCGGGACACGTCTGAATCGTAATTTGTATCCATCACAATGCGGATACCAATACCGACGATGTAGCTGCCGTTTTTCTGAATGTAGCCACAGTTATGGCGCTTGATGCCGAAGCGTTCTGCACCGAAAGGGTCGTAGCCGCAGTTGGCGTTGCCTTTCAGTTCTTCCGCCACGGCATCCATCAGCTTGTCACGAATCTTTCTATCCATGCCGGTATCAAATGGTACGGCCAGACTAATATCGCTCCATCTTCCGGATGAGCCGTTGAGAGATTTCACATCCATATTTTTCTCCTTTCTCCCTGCCTATTAAGAGGACTTATGGGCATATAAAATGTATAAAAATATATAAAAAAAGACAGCCACCCAAGATTGGGATAACTGTCTGAATTTATGTATGGTGACTTGAAACGGAGATACTCTCCTTTATAAAAATAGCTTCGTAATTATAATTCTATACTACCACAGTTTGATATTTTGTCAATGATTTCAGGCAAAAGAAAAAGCTCCCCGAAGGGAGCTTTTTCGCGGGTTAAGAACAAGAAAAAATGTTACAGAGGACAGACCGTACCTCAGTGAGAACCTCATCGGGCAGATGACCTACAACATCGTACTTGTTCGCCATGATGTTGAAATAGCTTACATACTCACACAGGACGGTTCCGCTACGAGGAGGACACGTCTTCTCATCGAGTATAACATGGTATGGGCCGTACTCAGTTTCGTAGGACAACGGACACACCCAGACGAAATCTGTTACTCCGTGCAGCGTATCGTTGCTTACGACGAGAAGGGTGCTTGTAACACCAAACTTCATCGCCCCATCAGTGGGGTCGAATTTGGCGATAATGATATCGCCTCTTTTCGGTCTACTCATCTGAGCCTTCCTCGCTGACGAACTGCTCGCGCAGTTCCTTCACGGTTTCGTCGATAGCCTCCTGTGCCAGCACATCAATACGGGCAATGGCATTGATATAATCAATAACCATATCACCTTTCTTGGTCAGGAAAACACGGGCAATGACCTCGCCTTCAGCGTCATCGTCGGGAGTACGCCAGCCATCAATGGAAACAGCGGTAATAACATCGCCGTAGCCGATGGGAGACTCCTCGTGAAAATCGTGACGGATTTCCGTCCAGTATCCCTGCTTCTCGTCGCTGGGTGCCGGCTCGTCTGTGATTGTGACCTCGTAGGTGCCGTTGCCGTAGTTGAACCTGCTGGTACACAGCAACAAACGGTCATCATCCATGTTCCAGACGTTGATGCCGTTCGCATCATACAGTGCGAGATTCGCAACAACTTTAGCTTCCCTTCGGATAATCTGAAGGACGGCGGTGAAGCCGTTGTCAAACTTGTTGGTATATTCAGCGATAACGACATTTGTTGCATAGATGATATTGTTGGGAACATTCTCGCCCTGCATATAGCTGATATACTTCGTTGCGACCACAGCAGGAATTCTGATAGTAGTTGCGTGGAGCGCCGGTGTGGACGTATCTTTGACGACTTCCATGACATACACATTGTCGCAGTAATCAAAGGTGTAGATGCCCTCCAGCTCGCTTTCAGAAGCCAGACACATGACATCAGACATTTCCTCATTCCAGAGGACGGGATTGACATAGAATCCCTTGTCATCAGAGCAAACAGTGACGGTTGCGGTATAGCCATCAGGGAACGTCAGGCCGAAGCAACGAACACCGGCATACTTGCCAATACCGGACTCCACAGCGGGAATATGCTCCTCGCCACAAGGCATATCCAGCAGTTCCTGACACATTTCGGCATCCTTGGAAGGGACAAGAAGGGTAGCCTTATACCGCGTAGACACGGCAGGCTCATTCTTCTTGAAGCACATCTCAGGATGCTCCTTCAGCCACGCGGTGATTTTCTCACGGTTCTGCGGCGTGTCAATGTACGTCCAGTCCGGTACGTTGGGCATATCATGGATGATTTTGATACCATCCTTTTCTGCCTTACGCGCCGCCGCACGGTTTGGGAGGTCACTCGAATCACTTCTCCGAATGTGCTCCACGTTGGGCACAAATGGCAGGTCGCTGCCGGTAGGTGTGACGCAGATAACATAGCCCTTGTCGTTCTTGTTCATAAAGATATACTCCTTTCACTTTTTGGAAACTCACTTACTCCGGAATGTCGTCGATGTGCAGCACGATGCCAACACTGGACACATAGCCCTCGTCATCGAGAATGTCGAACTTTCGATGGGGGAGATTGCAGATGACAGACCACGGGCAGACAGAGTCGCCAGAGTTGTCATCGCACCAACGAAACTCGATGTCCGGCTCGCCAGCGGCTGTCTCGTAGAAACCTTGAGCTTTACTCGCAGTCAGCTTGACACCATTAAAGGCGCCGATTTCCTGCGTCATAGCACCCTCGATTTCCACGAGGTCATCCGATGCGGCATACACCACTACGAGGCCCTTGACGGCCCCCAGAGCCGCAGGAACAACGCTCCGTTCGTTTCTGTTGTTCAGCTCCGCAGCCCAACGTTCCAGAAACTCGGCATGGGTGTCGTCTTTGACCTCCTTGGTCTGAGACGCAGCCTCTTTCTCTATCAGCTCTTTCAGCTTCGGGCAATGAGCAGCAGGAACAGCCGTACAGAAACCGCCGACAGCGGTACAGTTGAAGTTGTCCTTGTGCATATGCTCACAGTTGACGCAGTTCGGGCGATAAGTAGACTTGAGAACATCCAACTCGTGCCGAAGCGCGTAGATGGTTTCGTCTGTCTCTCGCATCTTATCGCTGATGGCTCCGACCAGTTCAGGTACGGAGGCGTCTGGGGCGGGTCCGAACCTCTTGCCCAGAATGCGGCGGAGAGTCTCGTTCTCCTGCTTGAGCTTCAGCAGCTCTTCAGGGTCAAGGAAGGTGTCCTCGAAAGCCGCCAGCCGGTCTTTCAGCCGGTTGCGGCAATAGAGTGTAGAGCACATCTCCTTTACAGCGTCGGATTCGCCCGTGCGCTCAGACTTACACCGGTTGCAGTCCACACAGGCCTGTCCATCAGGAAGGCGGATGGTGAGTCGTTCCATTTTCAGTCTCCTTTCTCGTCGGCGGGTTCCATATGACCAACCTCGTCGTTGTCGGTGATGAACGCCGTCATGAACTCAATATTGAGGTCAGTAAACGGCGGCATCCTGTTGAGCGTTTCGGACATCGTACGCTCACCGTGCAGCATCTCCAGAAATTCCTTTGCAGGAATGAACTCCTTATAGCGTTCTTTCTTGGGATACACGATAGAGGTGGACACAGCCACAACGCTCTCGCTGCGGCAGTAGGACACATAACAGCGGCGCTCGAAGTCGTCAAACTCCTGTGCCAACATGACACGAAACGTGACAGGCTTTCCTTCCTCTGTCAGTCGGGTTCTGTCAGAATAGATGCGCTGATAGACACCCAGCCGTGTGTCGAACTTTTCAGGACGATAGGTACAGCCGCGCATGGACTCCATACGCTCAATGAACTGGTCGTGATGATACGGCCAAGAACCCTCGCCCTTTGCGGCCAGCTTGAAGTGCGACTCGTCGATGAACCGGCAGGTGTAGACTTTGGGTTCAGCACGAGGCCCATCGGTAATCAGCAGTTTCCCGCCATTGGGCAGGGTGAACACGGGATTACCTCGCCGGTCACGGAAGATGATGGTCTTGTCGTAGTCCACGACCAAACTATTCGGCACAATGCAGTACCGCCCGACAGGTCTGTCAGACTTAAAGGTCATAATGTATTCTCCTTTCTTCTTCGCAAGAGAGGGCGGGGACTTCCCCGCCCTCATTTGGGCATCAGTAGTCGATGCACTCGTCCATCACGTCCGCTACGGCCTTGATGTCCTCAAAGGTGACATTCTCCGTCACGGGGATGGCGACATACAGTTCCCACTGGCAAAACGGGGTATCCGTGTCCTTGGGGAACAGCACATCTGCGTGCAGCTTCTTCAGCTTCTCATCCGCGTTCAGCTTCTCGGCCAGCTTGCGGCCAGATTCCATCAGCGCCTTGCGGATGCTGACGTCCCGCTTTCCGTCCTTTTTGGACATCTCCTCACCGGCCTCTGCGATAATCAGCAAACACGGCTGGCCGTTCACAGTGGCGATGTAGGTGGGGAAGTTCAGGCTGTCGGCCCAGCAGGTGAAATAGGCCCAGCGCAGCAGGGGAGGCACCTTCGTGTACCAGTCCATGTCTTCCACAGGAGGCTGATACTCTCCCTTCAGGAATGCTTCGTACTTTTCCTTATCGTACTCGGCGAGCTTGGTATCGAAGCCGGAGGGGTACAGTCCGGGCACGCCGCGATAGTCGGGAACGTTGATGCTGCACAGGGAAGCGGTGTCATACCGCCCATCCCAGTCCTTGGGGGGCTTCTTGTCGGGGGTGTTGAACTCCCATACGAATACCTCCCCGCAGCCGTTGCAGAAAAACTGAGTTTCGTCGATGCTGATGATTTTGAACATTGTTTTTTCTCCTTTCAATTTTTTGACTTACAAATCCATGAACGGGCCTTCGACCCGACATTGGTCCCATCTGCGATTGAGCGGCTCGTTGTGCCGCATAGCGTCGAGATAGCTCTGCGCCTGAGCCCTATCGCCGAAGACGATGGGCTGCACGCCATCATGGTCGATTTTCGACCAGTAATAGGCGTAGCCGGATGCTCTGGGGTCAGCGCAAAGCGTATAGCCATCGCTGTCACGGATGACGTACTTCCACGTGAGGACTCGTCCAATGCCCATAGCAGCCTCTCAGTCCGCCGCAGACTCGCCATAGACCATCACGTCATGGTCGGCGTAGATATCCTGCAGCTCGTCCTTGGTGATACTCAGGCTGCTGAACAGCCAATCGTCGGCATCCTTCCAGTCGGAGAACTTGGGGCTGATTTCCTTCCGGAACAGCTCCAGCGTCTCAAACAGGAGAGCCTTGGCACGGGGGGAGAGGTCTTCCTCAGTGTCAGGTGCGGGCATCTTGATGTCGTTTACCTCGTTGAGTTCAACGTCTTCCAAGGAAGTCTCGTAATCCTTCCAGAGATGGGCATTGTCCTCGAACCGTTTGACGATTTCGGCGATGGAGATATCGGTCGTCGGCTTATCCGTGGTTTCCTCGAAGTAGCAGAACTCAAAGAAGGGATGGTCGGCCTCCGTCTCACTGCCGAAACGCTCGTCGTTCAGACCGAGAGGGCCGGGGATGAAGTATTCGCCGTCATCGAGACTGGCGATAATACGCATCTTTTCCTCCTCCGACATCTGGCCGGCGAAAACGACCTCGTGACGAACTTTGTAGTTGTCCGCATCACGATAGAGATAGGCGAGTCGGGTGTTGATGACACTCATTGTTTTTCTCCTTTCTCCCTGCCTGTAATAAGGACTTACGGGAACTCAAAATGTATGAAAATATATAAAAAAGACAGCTACCCCAAGATTGGGATAACTGTCTGAATTTACGTATGGTGACTTGGAAAATGGAGATAATCTCCTTTATAAAAATAGCTTCGTAATTATAATTCTATACTACCACAGTTTGATATTTTGTCAATCGTTTTAGTCGAAAAGAAAAGCGCCCCGTCAGGGACGCTTTTCGCAGTAGATGATTCTCCTTTCACAATTAACGCGCTTCAAACAGCTTCTCAATGTCGAAATCCTTGATGATGTACTCATCAGGATTTGCAACGACTGCATCGTACTCCTCACGGCTTTGGAAGCTGTCAATGACTTTCTTTTCAGCGTTACTCAAAGCATCATACGGCTTGGTGCCGTAGTCAGCAGGCAACCAGCCGCGCTTCATACCGACGAAAATGTTCAGCCGGTCGATGAGCAGTTTGGCGGAGTCCTTGAACTTCAACTTCAGAATGCCTTTCTTATAGAAAGAACCGGTAAAGAACGTGAATGCGATACTTTTACCGGCGCTTTTCCCGTTTGTGACATTATCGTTGACAGCAGTCATCGGGTCGATAGCGTTAGGTATATTCTTGCCACCGTTGAGAAGATGCAGAGCGCTTTCCATATCATGCACCACATATGCGGCTTTACCCTGATTGAAAGCATTTCTGTAGCAGTCGAAGACGTAGTAGTACATAGAGAGGTTCGGGAACACCAAACGGAACCCAGCGGTCTGTTTCTTGTCGAAAGAGCAATATTTCTGGGTGTTCTCACTTGATAGCGTGTCCACATCGTAATCGTACACATCATACCGTTGCCTACTTCCCATACTCCCAAGCCTATCGAACAGGTTCAGCAGGGAAGTGGTGCAACCCCTATGCAGCTTCCTGTGGATGTCCTCCAGTACCCGCTTCACCGTGTAGTCGTTGAGGTCATAGTCCTTCAGCTCCGTAAGAAGCCGCTCATAATCGGACTTCAGTCCATCAGGCATACAGTCGGTGTTCGCAGCTCTGCTCATGAAAACGTTCCAAAAGTGTGCTCGAATCTTCTCCAAGCACGCCATTCGAAGTTCAACGCCGGAATCCCTCCAAGGATGGTCGTCCACGGCCAGTTTGACATAGGGCTGGTCGTAACACTCAGAGCCGCTCATTATAAAGGGCTTAACCTCTTCGTAGGAGCCAATGAAGGAGTTGCAAATACGAGCCTTGAGCTCAAATTCCTCAATGATGTCCTGCGGAAACTTCTTCCTCCAATCGGGAAGGAACGGCTTCTGAACCTCGTAGTCACGCATAGTCGTAAGATTCTCGCTCAATACATCCGCTTCATTCCGGCTATATGCGTTCGTCGGCTTGACGTTGACATGGATAATTACCCACTCAGGAGCCGTCCGTCTCGTTCTGTCACGCTTGAACTCCTTCTCCACATAGAACATAGAGGCATTGATTCTCTTCGTTTCCAGCATATAAGACAGCGAAGTGTCTGCAGCCAGTGTGGAGTAGGGAAGGATGGCGAGAAGCTGACCGCCGCATTTTCGCAGCATGGTCAAAGATTTGCCAATCCACCGTGCAGCGAAAGCAGGGGAGACCGCCGATGTGTGGGCGAACATGATGAGGGGATAGGGTTTCAGTGTGTTGAACTTTGCAAAGTCGTCGTAGACGACACGGATGCCTTCTTCCTTCAGCGTTTCCGCCACACAAACATCTTCTACCACGGTATCCAAATACTTTTCACCGTAATATGCACTTTCGTGCTGCCAGACCTTGTTCTTGTTTCTGTACCAGCCGGCAAAACGACGGAAGCACTCGTGAAGCTGCAGCTCACTCATGTCCCCGCAAATGGGGTTCAGAATGTCGCCATCGCGCACGGCAGACCAGTCCACCATGCGGAGTGCCTTACCGCAGACGTAAGAGGTGAGAGTTTCAGGTGCGGTGGCGTGCCGCTGTCTGACCTTGGGCGCGGACTTCTCGTAAGTGCCCACGCCGTCGCGTTCGAACCAAGCTCTGAACTTCTCCTTTGCCCCTGCGATGGTAGAAGATTGGCTGCCATAGATGTACTCGCCGCGAGCCCAATAATCAGTGCCGCAATGGGCGAACCGATATGCCATATAGTTCTTGGTGTCATCGCGGAGGGTATCTCTGTTCTCAAGGATGTACCCCACATTCATACCCTTGTAGTAGATGTCCGTTACGGTATCTTTGTATCCGGAATTCTTTCCGGGGGCTAAAAAGGACAGATGAATTTTGCTCATTATTTTCTCCTTTCTCCCAGCCTTAAAGGTCTTACGGGAAACAAAATGTATTCCTACTGATGAAGCGGGCTGATAGGACACTGGATGGAGATAATGACCGCCAATGCCAGCCCGCCGCCAAAGATGATGATGAGTGCAAGGTAGGCCAGCAAGCTGCCGGTACGTCCCTTGAACTTTTCGCCGATGAAGGTGACGTGATGAAGGCCGAGCCACAACGAGCCGACCAGCAGGAACGCCACAAACAGCATCACACCAACACCTCTGACAGTGCCTAAGAATGTCTGCATGGGTATTCTCCTTTCTATTGCTTTCTGCGTTCCGCAGCAATCACGTCCAAAACGTTCCATAACCGCTGCTTGCTCACCTTACCGGACATCGGACCGTCCTCATCCACACAACGCACCACGAAGGGGTAGGTATGGGCTTTCGGCTGGATGCCGATGATGATAAAGTCATGTCCGTCATACGAGTACATCTCACGGTAGGAAATGTCGATGCCAAAGCGTTCAAGTCGATGCCGGATATACTCTTTGTTGCGGTAGAATGCGGCTTCTTCGTCCTTGGCATTTTCCAAGGCCAGAGCATCCTTGTCTGTGCATTGCAGCTCGTAGCAAATCTGCTCCATCTCCTCACGGGGAATGAGGATTTCCTTGCCAGTAGAGACTTCGCCGATTCGCTTTCCAACAACGTACTTCCACGGACGGTACTTGTAGACACCAACGAGTTCGTACTCATATCGTCCCTTCTTGAAGGTGATGCCGAAATCGTTCGGATTCAGCAAACGTTTTGGCGGAACGTCCCGTGGCAAAGTCGCACAGTGAGCGCAGTAGGCATCCCACTCGATTTTTTCGGTCGGAACTTGCGCTTCGTCATGGAATACTGTGCGGTAAAATCTGCACTCAAACAGATTGATGAGAACATTGCGCCTGATTGTTTTGTCCTCCAACTCCGCATCGAAGAGTTGCGAACTCCGTTCCACAACGGT